TTTATCGTCATTGAATCAAAGCGATCTAAAGTGCCAGAGATATTATTATTGGCAGAGAATGTAATCAGACATACAACTACTGAACGGCCATTCCTCATAATAGATACTTCAAATGCAACATTAGAAATAGATAATGAGAATGATAACTCTGAGGTCGGCAGTTACATGGCCGCCATCAAGCAGACTATCTACACTCAACTCTCCACCCCAATCAAGATCATCACCCACACCGCCAAGACTGCACAAACGAATGACGACAGCGCTCTGGCCCGTGGTGCATCTGCCTTCACTGGTGACGCAACCCTGACGGCCATCCTGTTTATGGACGATGACAAGAACCGATTCATGCGGCTCATCAAGACCCGTTACGAGCCAATCCACCGCGAGATCAGCTTTCAGACCCACATCCACAATGAGGTGGTCATCACCCGTCACGGCAACATGCAGGATGTCCAGTGCATCACAGTCATCCCGTATCCGACAAGTGAGTCCAGCCGCAAGCAGGAGGCTGCAGCCCGTATTGAAGAAAACAAATCCCTAAGAATCATGGACAAGTGCGACATGGCAGCCTCATTTGTGCAGTCAATCCTGAACGAGCATCCCGAAGGGGTCGTTATCCGCAAAGGATCAAACGCTCCAAGAGAATGCCGGTTACATCCGAATGCCTACAAATTGGATTGGGCTGAGATCTATGCAGCCGTGCCTGGTGCATCTAAAAGCGATGTCAAACGCTCCATCAGCCTGTCAGTGCTGCGCCGATTTGCGCCAAATGCAGAGAACAATGCATGGAATTTACTTGGCAATGGTGGCCGCAATGAGGGCTGAATTTGGCTCTGCAAACAAGTCGGGTGGTCGGAGATACCTCGGGGATACCTCGGGTGGCCGGTCACCCGACAAAATGATGCGCTTGGGGATAACCTTGGGGATTCTTCCCCAAGTTATCCACAGCAAAGTCACCGATTTTTGATGAGCTTGACAAGTCGGAGATACCTTGTTTTTTTACTATAGTCGGTCTGTCGACTTTGGTCACCCGACTTAGGAGGTTGACAGTGAAAAGTTATCCACAGGCAGATGATTGGAAAGATGAGGAGCGCGTTTTGTGCAAAAACTGCTCGAACTTGGAGTCGAGGATACAGCAGTGGAATTTCAAGGCAGAGGAGTTTGAGAAGTTCAGGAGGGTCAACGAAAGACCTGGGCAATGGATGTTTGAAGCAGTGCTGGTCAAGAACGGCTGGGCCAAGGTTTCGTTCAGTCAGGACTTTTGTACAAAGACCGACACTTTGTGCATTCCGGATAAAGTATTACACCATTGCCACATGTTCAGCGATGGGTCTCCCGCAAGTGCAAGCGATTCCGTAGAATCACCTGCATGGTGGGAATTGACATAAAGCGCAAGAGGAAAAGCATTGAGCATGCCGAACAGGTCAAGCTGGTGCAGCGCGTCAGGGCTTTCCATCCAGATGTGCTGATTGCAGCAATACCGAATGGGGGCGACAGAACGCCGCAAGAGCGCGTTAGGCTGCATGGCGAGGGGGTACTTGCCGGAATGCCTGATCTGTGCGTCCTGAAGCGATCCAAGGGCTTTGGCGGGTTGTTTGTGGAGATGAAGACAAGGGTCGGGGTTGTCAGCAAGGAGCAGAATTGCATTGCAAAGCAATTGAACGATGAAGGCTACCTGTGCGTTATCGCCAGATCAGCCGATGAGGGTTTCAAAATTATTGAGGAGTACTTGGCATGAGCCGTGACACATTGGCCGAGATTGCAGACCAGAGCGCTGCAAACATTGCGGCAGCACAAAGCAAAAAGGCTGAACTTAGCGGGGCAAACAAAGCCATCCACAAGTTCGGTGGTGAGGACGCCACATTTGAATTCATTGCAAACGGCGGCACGACATCCGCACTGTGCAAGTCATTAGGCGTGGCGGTTACGACATTCGACAGATGGATTGACAGAGGCGGCGAGACGCGCCGCTTGGCCTACGCGCAGGCGCGTGCGCGTAGTGGGCAAAGTTTAGCAGAACAAACTATCGAGATTGCAGACGCCGCAACCATTCAGGAAGTGCAACTGGCCAAGCTGCGCTGCGACCGGCGTGCGTGGCTGGCCGGCAAGCTCAACGATGACTACTCTGACAAGCCTGCGCCTCTGGTGAACATCGACCTTGGCAGCTTGGCGCTGGACGCATTGCGGCATCGGGTTGTCACGCCCGTAAACGGGGTTGTCAATGATACGATTGATGAGGGTTAAACCTCAAATTCTGGGGGTCTGAGGCCAGCCGCTGGCCGCCGCCGCGCCGCGACCCCCCCCGTCCCGCGCCTTGGCGGGGGCGGCTGATGCGGCACTAATCACCTACCAACCTGCATCCCTAAAAAAAATTTTTTTTGAAAACCCCTTGACAACCTGCCAACCTGTTACATAATTGCACTGTCAGTCAATAAATTAACAGGGGAATCAACTTATGACAGTCTACGGGTATGTGAGGGTCAGCACTACAGAGCAGGTGGACAACACCAGCATGCAGGAGCAGAAGCGGCAGATCGAGGGCAACGCGATGAGCCACAACTTGGTGATCGACCAGTTCATTGAGGATGGCGGCGTCTCTGGCGCTGACCCCTTCTTTGCACGCCTCAGCGCCAACAGCGTCACGCTCCAGCAGGGCGACACTGTGATCGTGGCCAAGCTGGATCGGTTCAGCCGTGATCTGCTGGATGCTTTGCAGTCGATCAAGAAGTGCAAGGAGCTTGGTGTCAAGCTGATCATCAACGGCCACGGGGATGTCACTGACTCCAGCAACATCTACGCTCAGTTGATGCTGGAGATCCTTTGTTCATTCGCAGGCCATGAGCGCAGAGTGCTGAAGGAACGCCAGAAGCAGGGGCAGGCTGCCAAGCGCAAGGCTGGTGGCCATCTGGGTGGTTCGGCCAAGTTCGGGTACACCATCCAAGGCACTGGTCAGGCAGCAGTCCTGGTCGCCAAACCTGAAGAGCAGGCAGCGCTGAAGTACGCCAAGGAGATGCGTGCGACAGGAATTAGTTTTCGGGCCATATCGGCAATTTTAAAAACCAGCCACATGGTAGTTGTCTCGCATGAGGCAATCCGCAGGGCATTACAAGGAGAAACAGCATGAAGTTGATGCATGAACATGTGACGGGATTGTGCCGCCAGCCACTGGAATGCTGGTACGAGTGGGAGGCCGCAGAGCCGGAGATTAAAGAGGCCGGCGTAGTTATTGAGCCTGCCATCCCTGAACAGGTAATATTAATTGAAGTGTGGGTAAATGGCGCTGATATATTTGAGTTAATCAGTGATGACATGAAGGAAGTAATTGAGATTGCGATTAAAGAGGACAGATATAAATGACGCCATTAAATCATGGTGGCAAAAGAAAAGGCGCTGGTAGACCTAGAGCCAATATATCTGTCAGCAGAGTATTAAAGTTATTCTCTGAGGGAGTAACTAAGAAAGATATAGCAGAGAAATTCGGGGTTAGTGAAGTGACAATTGGTCGAATTATTAAAAGGGAGAAACGATAATGTGGAAATATCTGTGGACTGAATTGAGGTTGATGCTCAAGACTGTGACGCCGGCTCAGGCCGTGGCGCATGAGTTACTGCATGCGGAGCATGCATTGCTTCAGGCAGAGTCAGGGGTGGAGTACGCGACTGCGCTGGTGGCGTACAACAAGAATCGGGTCAAGCGTCTGAAGGCTTACCTGGGCAAGACTGAGGAGGTGGCATGATTGAACTATCCCCAATTAGAGACGGCGGTGGGTCAGCGTTTCCGACTGAGGCCACAAGTGCAACTTTTGCTTCATCGGGCATGACCAAACGCGACTACTTTGCGGCATCTTTTATCAGCTCTGGTACTGTGTTTAAGCAGGTATCTTCAGGCAGCACGCCGGATGAGGTGGCCGCGCAAGCATACGCACTGGCAGACGCCATGCTGAAAGCGAGGCAAGCATGATCAGACAATGCGATGCAGGGGGAATCTGCGCCCACATCCCACAGTGCGACCACTTTTGTCACTTCACCAATGCGGAGCTTGAGCCGGAGACGCGCAAGGTCAAGGCTTATCCGGCAGTGCCTGATGACATTGAGCCAGTGCCGGAAACATGGCAAGTGATCGGCAGTGTTTTGGTCGGCTTTGTACTGGTGGCGCTGATGGTGGTCTGCTTGCTGCTGTTCTTTACGGGGCTTTGGATATGGAGTTTACTGATATGACCAAAGACGAAGTACTGAAGCTGGCGCTGGAGGCGCTGGAATGGTGTCAAGGTGGTGAGCCATGTGGAACAGCAGAGGCCATCAAAGCCATCAAAGCAGCCTTGGCACAGCCAGAGGCTTGCCATACTTGCGCCGAAATTCATGCGGTTTTAGATGCAGACGAATCAGAGATCATCAGAAACGCTCAAGATGGCTATCCCGAAGGGCGCACTCCCCACGAATTAACTTTATTAGAGCGAGTGACTGCTTTGTGTACTTACGCCGCTGATTGGAAGCGCTGGTGCGTTAAAGCAGAAGCCTTGGCACAGCCAGAGCAGGAGCCAGCCTGCCCCGAATGCACAGCAGCAGTGTTGTATGAGTGCGTAGCTTGCAGTAGCAACAACTACCCACCTAAGCCAGAGCAGGAGCCTGACCTGACTATTGTTTACCAAAGCGGTTATTACGATGGAAAGAAGGACGCATTGGCTAAACGGGAATGGAACTTCTGTGAACGCTGCGGCAAGCGCACTGCTGACCTGACCACGATTCACACATGCACACCGCCAACATGATCAAAAAAAATGTCTTTGCCGAGTGGGTTGAGCGATACCACAATGACCCCGTGCTGTTTGTCAAGGAGGTGCTGGGCGTAGACCCAGACCCGTGGCAAGAGAAGTTCTTGGGGGCGATTGCCCGTGGGGATCGAAAGATCAGCGTGCGAAGCGGCCACGGGGTCGGCAAGAGTACAGCAAGCTCATGGGCAATGCTGTGGTACTTCATGACCCGCAGCCCTGTCAAGGTGGTGGTGACAGCGCCGACATCAAGCCAGCTTTATGACGCCATGTTTGCGGAGTTGAAAAGGTGGATCAACGCGATGCCTGCGCCATTGCAGAGTCTGCTGACTGTCAAGCAAGAGAGGATTGAGTTCAACGCTGCGCCCACTGAGATGTTTATTTCGGCCAGGACAAGTCGGGCAGAGCAGCCCGAGGCATTGCAGGGCATTCACTCTGAGTATGTGATGCTGGTGGCCGATGAGGCCAGCG